AGTTATACTATAATTCAGACGTTACAAAAAGAAATCGTAACGGACAAACTTCTTCTGGACTCTATTCTTTGTTCGTCCCTATGGAATGGAACTACGAAGGATTCATGGATTCTTACGGATCACCTGTTTTCGTTAGAGAAAAAAATACAATCAAAGGAGTTGACGGTTTTGAAATTACAACAGGCGTTATTGAACACTGGGAAAACGAGGTCGACGGCTTAAAGTCTGATCAAGATAGTTTAAACGAGTACTATAGACAGTTTCCAAGAACAGAGCAGCACGCATTTAGAGACGAATCTAAACAGAGTTTATTTAATCTAACTAAAATATATCAACAAATAGATTACAATGATTCAGCAGGTAATGCTCTAAGTGTAACTCAAGGTAGTTTTAGATGGAACAATGGTATACAAGACTCTAATGTAACTTTTTATCCAGATAAAAACGGTAGGTTTAAAATTAGCTGGGTTCCTCCATTAGAATTACAAAATAGAGTTATTATTAGAAATAGTATTAAGTATCCAGCAAATGAACACATGGGAGCTTTTGGATGTGATAGTTACGACATTAGTGGCACTGTAGATGGTAAAGGATCTAATGGTTCTTTACATGGTTTAACTAAGTTTTCTATGGAAAACTCACCTCCAAATCATTTTTTCTTAGAATATATAGCTAGACCACAAACAGCTGAGATATTTTTTGAAGATGTATTAATGGCTTGTGTATTTTATGGCATGCCATTATTATGTGAAAATAATAAACCTAGATTACTTTATTATTTCAAACGTAGAGGTTATAGAGGGTTTTCAATGAATAGGCCTGATAAATTAATAAATAAACTATCAGTAACAGAGAAAGAAATTGGAGGAATACCTAATTCTAGCGAAGATATAAAACAAGCTCACGCAGCAGCTATAGAGACTTATATAGAAAATTTTGTTGGAGCAAGGGATAATAGCTATGGAGATATGTATCATCAAAAAACATTAGAAGACTGGGCTGTTTTTAACATAAATAATAGAACCAAGCACGATGCTACTATAAGTTCTGGACTAGCAATAATGGCTTGTAATAAAAATTTATATAGACCAACAGCTAACAAAAATACCAATAAAATAAGCATTAGTATGAAGACTTACGACAACACAGGCACAATATCAAAAATTAACTAAATATATGCAAGCTACAACAACATATAGTACATTTCCGGATCAGGTAGTACCTGCTGCAGAAAAAGCTACTTACGAATATGGTTTAAAAGTTGCAAGAGCGGTAGAAGGCGAGTGGTTTAGAAACTCTCAAGGCAACGGCTATAGATATATGACTAATGCAAATAATTTTCACAATTTAAGACTTTATGCTAGAGCAGAACAGCCAGTTCAAAAATACAAAGATGAATTAGCAATAAATGGTGATTTATCTTATCTTAACTTAGACTGGAAACCAGTTCCTATTATACCTAAATTTGTAGACATCGTCGTTAATGGCATGGGTCAAAGATCTTATGATGTTAAAGCAATGGCTCAAGATCCAACTTCTTTAAAGAAAAGAACTGAATATGCTCAGCGTATTATTATGGATATAGAGAATAAAGCTTTCAACGATGTTGTAATGCAAGAATTTGGTATTAGTATGAAAGAATCGAGAGATAAAAATACTCCAGAAAATCTAGACGATATACCTCTACACATGCAAATGAACTACAAGCAAGCTATTGAAGTTGCGGAGGAGGAAGTTATAGATCAAGTTTTAAATAAAAATAAATATCATTTAATTAGAAAAAGATTAAATTATGATTTAACAGTTTTAGGAATATCTTGTGTTAAAACTAGTTGGAATCCTTCTGAAGGTATAGTTGTAGAATACGTAGATCCAGCTAATTTAGTATATTCTTACACTAATGATCCCAACTTTGAAGACGTATACTACGTTGGTGAAGTAAAAAATGTTCCTATAGTAGAGTTAAAAAAACAATTTCCAAGCTTAACTCCTGAGCAAGTAAAAAAACTTCAAAACTACAACGGTAACACTGCTTATTCTTCTAATTTTAATGGTAGATATGATCAAAACACTGTTCAAGTGCTTTACTTTGAATGGAAAAGTTATATTGATCAAGTATTTAAAATTAAAAAAACAACTAGTGGTTTAGAAAAAACTATAGAAAAACAAGATACTTTTTTACAAGTAGATTTAACAGACAATTTTGATAAAGCTTCAAGATCTATTGAAACTTTATATTCTGGAGCTAAAGTTCTTGGTTTAGAAATGATGCTAGACTGGAGAATGGCAGAGAACATGACAAGACCTTATGCTGACACTTCAAGAGTAAACTTAAGCTATACTATAACTGCCCCTAGAATGTATCAAGGTAGAATAGAAAGTTTAGTAAGTAGGATAACCGGTTTTGCTGATATGATTCAATTAACTCATTTAAAATTACAACAGGTAATGTCAAGAATGGTTCCTGATGGAGTTTATTTAGACATGGACGGTTTAGCAGAAGTTGATCTAGGCAATGGAACTAACTACAACCCAGCAGAGGCTTTAAATATGTATTTTCAAACTGGTTCTGTAGTTGGTAGATCTTTGACTCAAGACGGCGAGGCTAACAGAGGCAAAGTTCCTATACAAGAATTACAATCATCTTCAGGTGGTGGTAAAATATCAGCTTTAATAAATGCTTATCAATATTATTTACAAATGATAAGAGATACTACAGGTCTTAATGAGGCTAGGGACGGTAGTCAGCCCGATTCTAATGCTTTAGTAGGTTTGCAAAAACTAGCAGCTGCTAATTCAAATGTAGCAACAAGACACATACTACAAGCGAGTCTATATTTAACATTAAAAACATGTGAAAATATATCATTAAGAGTTGCTGACTCTTTAATGTTTCCTCTAACTAGAATGTCATTAATAAATAGTATATCTAATTTTAATACTGAAACACTAGCTGAATTATCACAAGTTAATATACATGACTTTGGTATATTTATAGAACTTGAGCCAGATGAAGAAGAAAAAGCTAATTTAGAAAAAAATATACAAATAGCTCTACAAACACAATCTATAAATTTAGAAGATGCCATAGATATAAGAGAGGTTAGTAATTTAAAACTTGCTAACACTATGATTAAAAAAAGAAGAGTAGAAAAACAACAAAAAGATCAGGAATTAAAATTACAACAAATACAAGCTCAGTCTCAATCTCAAATAGAAGCAAATGAAAAGGCAACGCTAGCTGAATTGCAAAAGCAAGAAAGCATGGTAAATAGTAAGGTGCAAGTAGAGCAAGCTAAATCTCAATTTGAAATACAAAGGTTACAGACAGAAGCTGCTATTAAAAAAGATCTTATGCAAGCTGAATTCCAATTTAACATTCAATTAGCTAAAGAGCAAGCTGGGGTTATAAAACAAAAAGAGCAAGATATTGAAGATAGAAAAGATAAAAGAGTTAAAATACAAGGTACACAACAAAGCGAAATGATAACCCAAAGAAAAGAAGATGGTTTACCAATAAACTTCGAATCAAAGGGCAACGATAATCTAGGTGGAATTGGCATGGAGCAATTTATGCCTAGATAATTTTTAATAACTATTATATTATATTATGTCAGAAGAGATAAAAGAAACACCCAGTGGTGAGTTAGCCCAAGGTGATTTTAAAATTAAAAAGAAAATGAAAAAATTAACTACAAATAAAGAGGTAGTTAAAGTCAATATGGCTCAAAAAGAAGAGCCAAAAGTAGAAGCTAAAATAGAAATACCAAAAGTTGAAGAAACTAAAGTAGAAGAAGTTAAAGCTGAACAACCTATAGTTGAAGAAACTAAAGTAGAAGAATCTCCTATCATTGAAGAAATAAAAGTAGATGATAAGAAAGAGGAAGTTGAAGAAACTAAAGAGGTTGTTGAAGAAATTAAGCAACAAGTAGTAGAAAATCCACAAATACAATTACCAGAAAACATTGAAAAGTTAGTAGACTTTATGAAAGATACTGGTGGTACTGTAGAAGATTACGTTAATTTAAACAGAGATTACAGCAAGTTAAGTGGAGAAAAATTACTTAAAGAATATTATAGTGTAAGCAAGCCACATTTGAATTCAGAAGAAATAAATTTTCTAATGGATGATAATTTTTCGTGGAACGAAGACGATGAAGAGAGAGCAATTAAAAAGAAAAAGCTAGCTTACAAAGAAGAAATTGCCAAAGCCAAAGGTTTTTTGCAGAGTTCAAGAGATAAATATTATGAAGAGATCAAGTTGAAATCTTCTATATCAAAAGAACCGTCAAAAGCTGATGACTTTTTCAATAGATACAACGAAGAACAAGAGGTTGTTAAAAAACGTCACGAAGTATTTACAAACAATACTAATAAATTTTTCTCTGATGAATTCAAAGGTTTTGAATATAACGTAGGAGAAAAGTCTTTTAGATACAATGTGAATGACACTAGTGGTGTGGTTAAAGATCAATCTGATTTAAATAATTTTGTTGGGAAGTTCCTAGATAAAAAAGGTGAAATCAAAGATTACAAAAAATATCATAAAGCCTTATATACCGCTTCTAATGCCGATAAAATAGCAAAACATTTTTATGAGCAGGGTAAAACTGATGCAATTAGAGATGTTAGTGCTAAATCTAAAAACATGACAAACGAAGTTAGAGCTACAAGCTCTGGCGAAATGTTTATTAATGGCATGAAGATTAAAGCAATTAGTGGTGTAGATAGTTCGAAGTTAAGAATAAAAAAACATAACTAAAACTAAAAAATAAAACATATATTATGGGATTATCCGGAGGAGCTTTTCCAGCTTCACTTATTCCAGCACAGAAAAAAATGGCGTTGCAAGATAATTATTTAAATTTTGCTGACGGAACTTCTGACTGGTCACAACAATATCTACCTGAGCTTTATGAGCAAGAGGTGGAAAGATACGGAAACAGGACTTTGTCTGGTTTCTTGAGAATGGTAGGCGCTGAAATGCCTATGACGTCTGATCAAGTAATTTGGTCTGAACAAAATAGATTACACGTTTCTTACAACCAAGTTCAATGGAAAAGTGGAACTACTTTTGAAATTCAACTAGACGAAGCTAACGCAGTAGCTGATGGTGGTAATAACACTGTTGCTATAAAAGCAAATCAAACTTTATTGATAGCTGATAATGCAACAGGTTTAATAACTCAAAAAGTTATTGTATCTACTGTAACACAGCCTATTGATGTTGGTGGTGTTGGTACTGGTACTGGTACTAAGGCTGAAATAGTTGTTGTACCTTATGATAAAGCTACTATTACAACAGGATTACAAAACACTGGTGTTGACGCGTTAAATTTATTCGTGTATGGTTCAGAATTTGAAAAAGGATCTGATGATGCTAGTATGACATCTATAGAGCCTGGATTTACTGAGTTTAACAACTCTCCAATTATAATTAGAGACAAGTATCGTGTAAACGGTTCTGACGCTGCTCAAATTGGTTGGATTGAAGTTTCTACTGAAGATGGTACTTCTGGATACTTATGGTATCTAAAAGCTGAGTCTGAAACTAGATTAAGATTCGAAGACTATATGGAAATGGCATTAGTTGAAGGTGAGAAAGTAGCTACTGGTTACGCTCCTGTAATGCCTAATGCTACAGCTGTTAATTTAAAAGGTACTCAAGGTTTATTTGATGCTATTGAAACAAGAGGTAATGTATATTCTGGTTTTGCTGGTGCTGCTGCTCCTGGTTCAGGTGCAATGGGTGACTTTGATGCTATCCTTAAGCAGTTAGACAAGCAAGGTGCTATAGAAGAAAACATGTTATTTTTGTCTAGAGCTACTGCTCTTGATTTTGATGATATGATTGCTGCTATGAACGGTGGATTTGCTTCTACTCAAGCTGCTTCTTATGGTCTATTTGATAATGAGGCTGAAATGGCTCTTAACTTTGGTTTCACTGGTTTTAGAAGAGGTTCTTATGACTTTTATAAAACTGACTGGAAATACTTAAACGATGCTTCTACTAGAGGTTTATCTAATGCCATTGATGGTGTTATGATACCAGCTGGAACTTCAACAGTATACGATCAAATGTTAGGTTCTAACATTAGACGTCCTTTCTTACATGTACGTTACAGAGCTTCTGAAACTGAAGATCGAAGATATAAAAACTGGATTACAGGTTCTGTAGGTGGTGCTTATACTGACGGTTCAGATTCTATGTCTGTACATTTCTTAACTGAAAGATGTTTAGTTACACAAGCAGCTAATAACTTCGTGTTATTTAAAACTGTATAATTATTATATAAATGTGGAGGGTTAACGCTCTCCACTTTATTAACATTTAAAAATAAGAAAAATGGGACAATTTATAAAATTACCAAAAAGTACAACTGATCTCAATTCATTTGATTTAATGAACATAGGGCGTGGTGTTGCTGAAATTACTTCTATTTCAAGCACCACATTAAATGTGAAAATTTTTGGGCTTTCACCAGGTGGAAACGATAATTTACCTTCATTTGATATAGCTATAAGTTCAGCAATGTCTGATTCTGAAAGATTAGATATGATTAATAACCTTTCTAAAGCTATTATAGAGTCTACACAATCACCTAACTCTACCCCTTCTTTAAGAGTGGTTGGAGGAAAGTATGTGACTAGTTTAACTTATGATAGCGCAATATAAAAAATTATGAATTATATAAAAATAAAAGAATCGCAAACAATAAATACAGCAACTAAAGATATTGATGTGCTTATTCCACTTGATGTTATTGCAAGAATATCGAGCACTACAACTGCAGTAACTATAGAGTGTGTGCCTGTAGATGTTAGTACTGGTACACTACCAACTTACACTATAGGTGGATTTGGGACTGCGCCCGCGGCTGTAGATGGAGCTCAAGCAGTATATAAATTAATGGACGAAGTTTCTAAATCACCAAGCGTGGTTTCAGATTATTTAGAAATTAATGGAGACTCTGACTTATCAGTATCATTTAATTTTTAGGTTTATTATCTAAAAAAAACAAATACAAGGTCCTACTTAGGTAGGATCTTTTTTAATTATTATATTATATTATATTATGGAAACAAAAGAAAAAAAAGCTCCTGCTCCCAAGCAAGAGGCTAAAAAAGACACTTGGGAATATAAAAATAGAAATTATTACTTAACAGGAAATAAAGAACCTTTAACTTATACCATACCTAGTAAGCACAGTAGAAGATATCCTTTAGTCTGGTTTGATCCAGAAAAAGGTTATGAAAGAGAGTTAAGATATGCTACTAACCAAAGAAGCATTTTTGTAGATGAACAAAAAGGACCAGTGACACTTAGTCATATTGTTTTTGAAAAAGGTGTATTGAATGTAGCAAAAGAAAAAAGAACTCTTCAAGAGTTTTTAAAACATCACCCACATAGCAATGTAATATTTAAAGAATTAGATAGACAAGTTGAAGCGGTCGATGAATTAGCAATGTTAGATCTTCAATTAGAGGCGCTTAATACGGCTAAAAATATGGATATAGATCAAGCTGAAGCTATATTAAGGGTAGAACTTGGTTCTGATGTATCTTCTTTGTCAAGCAAAGAATTAAAAAGAGATATATTATTATTTGCTAAACATAATCCAGCTTTAGTTTTAGAATTAGCCAATGATGAAAATGTTGTGCTTAGAAACTTTGCTATTAATGCAAAAGAAGCAGGTATTATAACTTTAGCGTCAGATCAAAGAACTATTAAATGGGCGAGTAACGGCAAAAAACTAATGGTAACTCCTTTTGAAGAAAATCCTTACTCAGCAATGGCTGCGTGGTTTAAGACAGATGAAGGACTTGAAGTATATAAGTCTATAGATAAAAAACTTAAATAAACAAGTAAGAAATAAAATAAACAAGTGATCTTATAACTAAGCATAGTATAAAAGTGCGGAATTATTGTAATATGATAATCTTAAACGCAGCTCCAGGCGTTTATTCTATCGTTGGAGAAGCTTTATGATAGTTCTTCATTCAATACTATGCCCAAAAAGAAAGGTGCTACTAAAGTTTCCAGTTTGCTACTCAAGTTTCTAGTGCGCAAGTTTTTTTCTATGAGACCTTTAGAAATTAATTTATCATCAAGAAGATATTAGACGAAATTAGAATTTATTTTACTTTTTTTTACTATTGGACAGATTCTAAGTTGATGGATAAATGTTGAATATCAAAAAACAGCGTGTACTCTTTACAGAGGTAATGAACTGTTAACAGAGGTAGTACCTTTTTTTATTTTAAAAAAAAAATTAAAATGGCAATAAATGTAAACACAGTATATACTACAGTATTAAGTATTCTTAATAAAGAACAACGTGGATATATAACTCCGTATGAATTTAATCAATTAGCTACTCAAGTTCAACTAGAAATATTTGAAAGATTTTTTGAAGATTACAATCAATACTTACGTATGCCAAGAACTAACGTTGAGTTTGCTTCTAGGATAGAACACATAAGGAACGAATTTGAAATTTTTCAAAAAAGCGGTCCTTCAGTAACTATCCCAGCTGGTAGTGCTCAAACAGACAACGTGTATCCCCAACCGACAGATCTACATAGATTTGGTTCAGTAAATTATAATAAAGGTTTTAATAGTCCAGAGATAGAGATAGTGAGTGCGAGAGACTATACTGAACAAACATTATCACCTTTAACAATTCCTACATCAGATTTTCCTATAGCTAAATACAAGGAGAATAAAATAACTGTATTTCCAACAGTTACAAACACATATTCTAGCAGCGATGTAACATTTAATTACATTAGAAAACCTAAGGACGTTGTCTGGGGTTATACAGTTGGTGCTCTAGGTCAATACATCTATAGCGGAGAGTTTAATATTTTATATAAATTTATTACTAGTGCTAATTTGTTACCTTTGGTAACTCAAATGCCTAATTTTGGTGGTGGAAGTGTTAGTAATTTTTTAGCAAAATCCGATAATCCTCTAGTAACAACAGATGGTTTAGGGACCGATTTTTCTATTAGAGTTATAACAACACTACCTACTATAGGTAACCCTGCGCTAACTACATTGACTGTTGTTGATACAGGTAATAGACTAGAACCAGGAGATACAATAACTATAGATAAATCTTTATTTGCCGCTGGTGGCCCTGCTCTTTCTGATGTAATTATAACAATCGATAATACTGTATTAAACACAGCTTCAAGTGCTTATTCACAAGATTTTGAAATAAGTGACAGTCAACAAACAGAGGTTATTTTAGAAATATTAAAATATTCAGGTATAATAATAAGAGACCCAAGCATTGTACAAGCTGCTTCTCAATTAATTGTATCAGAAGAAGCAAACACAAAAAGATAATAAAAAATGGGATTATTAACTCAATCAAACGAACAATACTACGGAAGTCAACAAGTTTTTACGGCAACAGCTGCTCAAACAGAATTTAAGTGGACAGGTGGCGCAGATAAAAGCAATAGTGCTTATGGAGTTAATTTAATACCTTTTGTTGATGGTGTTAGTATGACAAACTTTGAAGTATACATAAATAATGTAAAAATAAATCAAGGTGTTGGCGCAGGTGAATATCAATTATCATCTACAAATACTATAACTTTAGGTACTGGATCTACTTTAAATGATGTTATAAAAATATTACTAAGAGATATAAAAGCTGGTAAATGGAACAACCACGACACTTATCAATATGTAAGCATTAGGAACATTATAAATAATTTTCGACTGGCTTATGTTGGAGATGGTAAACTAATAAGTAGAATTAATAGAGCTGATATAATTTTCCATGCTAAAAGAGGGTTGCAAGAATTTAGTTATGATACTTTAAAGAGCACTAGATCTCAGGAATTAACTATACCTAGTAATTTATCTCTATTGATACCTCAAGATTATGTTAATTATGTTAGTCTATTTAGAATAGATGGAGCAGGTGTTCAGCATCCAATATACCCAAGTAATTTACTTCATCAAAGCCCTCAACAAGTGCCAGTACAAGATGGCTCTGGAATACCAACACAAGATGACGCGGCTGACAATCTTGAGGGAACTTCTATTACCAATGATAGATGGCAAGGTGCTGAAGACTACACTATATCTGGAGCTTTTTCAGATCAAATGTTCAATGAAGGTGTTTATGACTGGGCTTGGGATAAGCTTAGTTATGGGCAAAGATATGGTTTAAACCCAGAAACTTCGCAATCTAATGGTTGGTTTAATTTTAATGAAAGAGAAGGCAAGATAATGTTTAGTAGCAATTTAGCTAATCAGTTGATAATATTTAACTACATATCTGATGGATTATCGGTAGATGAAGACATGAAAATACCAAAAATGGCAGAGCAAGCTTTGTACATGTATATGCTTCATGCTATTTTATCTACTAGGATGGGTATTCCTGAGTACGTAATAAATAGATATAAAATTGAAAAAAGAGCAGCTCTTAGAAACGCTAAAATAAGACTATCAAATATTAAATTACAGGAAATTGTTCAAGTTATGAGAGGTAAGTCTAAATGGATTAAAAGTTAAATTAAATGGCAGAAGCAAGAAATAGTTTTATAAAGTCTAAGATGAACAAAGACTTAGACTCTAGAATTGTACCGTCTGGAGAATATAGAGATGCAATGAATGTGTCTGTAAGTAAGTCTGAAGGAGCAGATGTAGGTTCTTTAGAAAACATATTAGGGAATATTAAGCTAACTGACTTTGGACTAACAACACTATCACAACAAAGTTGCTCAATAATTGGTTTCTTTATGGATGTTAACAGTGATAGAATATTTGTGTTTATAACTAATTTCTCTGATACATCAGCTGATAGACTTTCTAATTTTGCGCCTTCTTTTGCTGCTATACCTGGCGCAAATGGTTCAGAATGTCACATCGGATGCTATGATGTTAATACTCAAACGTCAACATTAATAGTTAGTGGTAGTTTTTTGAATTTTTCAAAAACACAACCAATATATGGTGTAAACTTAATAAATGATAGACTTTTTTTTACAGATAATAGAAATCAACCACGTAAGATAAATGTAACTAGAGCTATAGCAAATCCTAACTACTATACCAATGAAGATCAAGTTTCTTTAGCTAAATATTATCCATATGATCCTATTAGCTTAATTGATTTTCAAGTTACTGGAATTACAGCTTTTACAACAGGATCAGGCCTTCAGCCTGCTGGTGGAACCGCATTTAATGTGCCAACCACAGGTGGTAATGGCACTGGTTTAACTGTTAATGTTTTTATAACTGCTGGTGTTAATGAGGCTATTAGTATACAGCAATCCGTTCTTGGTAATGGATATGTTATTGGTTCAACAATGACCGCGACTAACGTAACTGGCTCTGGTAGTGGTCTACAATTAACAATACAATCAACAACTGGCTCTGCTACTATATCAAACCCCGGCTCTGGCTACACGACAGGAGACACCGTTGAATTACCATTAAGACAAGGTGGTACAAACATAACTGCAGAGTACACTGTAACAGCCGCAAGTGGAGCTTCTGGAACTGCTGCTAGTGTTGATATTAATCAATTTGGAGAAGATTACAGCGATGGGGATGTGTTAACTCTTAATCCACTGTCTGGAACAGGAGGAACTATAACTCTTTCAGCAGCAGCTGAATCAACCATGAAAGACGTTGTATCAACGTCTCTACCTAATGGCAGTATAAATCCGTTTTATAAAAGTAATTGGCCAGGTGATAAAGATTATTTAAAAAAGAAATTTATAAGATTTGCTTATAGATTTCAATTTGACGATGGTGAATATTCTTTAATATCACCATTTACTCAAGCTTGTTTTGTTCCTGAACAAGATGGTTATTTTGTAGGCGATGACGAAAGTAGAACTTTTAAAAGTACAGAGGTAGAGTTTATGCAAAATAAAATAAACGATATAGAATTAATAATTCCAGTTCCTTCAACTAGTTCTAGTTGGTCAAGTGCTGTTTCTGATTTTAAAATAGACTCTATAGATATTATATACAAAGATTCTAGTTCGGTAACTTTAAAAGTTTTAGATACTATAAAAACAGCTCAAATTTCTAATATAACCACTGGTAAACTAAGATACAATTATCAATCAGCAAAACCTTACAAAACTTTACCACTTAGAGATTTACTACGTGTTTATGATCAAACTCCAGTAAGAGCATTAGCTCAAGAAGCTGCTGGTAATAGAATAATATTTGGTAATTTTTTAGACAAACATACGCCACCTGAATCAATTTCTTATGCAACAGAAGTCGCTTTTAAAGAAGAAGAGTCTGGAGGAAATCCTAATTTACAGTATTCAGAAGTAAGAAAAGAATATCAGAACCACAGTCTAAAACAAGATAGGAATTATCAAGTTGGTATTGTTCTTTCTGATAGGTATGGCAGACAGTCTGATGTTATATTATCTAGCATTATCTTAGATTCTCAAAGTAGCCAAAACAAAGCTTCTACTATTTTCAATCCTTATAAGTCAGGTACGGATGATTTAAGCCAAGATTTTGATGATAACTTTAGTTACTACAATTCTGCTTTAGATACTGGCCTATATCCTTCTGGTTTAACAAATCATTTAGTTAATTCAACTGACACTTGGCCTGGTGATTCTTTGGTGGTTAATTTTTTTAACACAATAGATTCAACATTCAATAGTGTCTTAGGCACACCTGGGTTATATGACAGGGATACAAACCCTCTTGGATGGTATTCATATAAGATAGTTGTAAAGCAAGATCAAACAGACTATTATAATACATACACAGCTGGTATTCTAAATGGCTACATAGATGGAGAGTCTGAAGGTCCTTTACCTGCAAGTGTTGATGAGCCTATATTTCACTTTGCTGTTCAGTCAGATAATTTAAGTAAAATACCAAAAGACGTTACTTCAGTAGGCCCTAATCAAAATATATTTAGAACAGGTAGACCTTCTTTTAATGAAGATCCTTCTTACTATCAGTTTACAAATACTGATGGAGTATTTTTCCAAGCAGACCCTTACACTGAAGAAGGAGAACAATTATTAAAAACTAGAGATAGAGAAAGAGATTTTGACTCAGGTAGTCAAGTAGAGAACGCTTCTGTCAAATTAGCTACAAGAGTTGTCAATTACTACGACACAATTCCCGCTGTTGCAGCTGGTCCTAGAACAAGACAGTATTATCCAGGAACAGTAAAAGAAATAGTAACAGCTATAGGTACAGGAAATGATTTAGGACTTTTTGCAGTAGGTAATTTAGTAGAATATCCTTTTGATACAGCTCCAGGATTTTATAACTTTCAATCAAATCCATTTATAGCTAGAATGAATGTTTACAGTGCAACCACTAGTAATGTTATAAATAAGTATGGGCAACCTGGGCCAAGCCCTAATGCTGCTGAATTTGAAGTAGAGATACCAAATGGAACATTAGCTGGAGGCACTAATTACCCAGCAACTGGTGGTAACAGTATTCCGGTTGTTTTTAGAGGTGCTGCTAGTGCTGATATTTATTCAGATTTGTTTAAAAATAAAGGTATTAGATGTAACTTCACAGTAAACAATGGCGCGGTCACAAGTGTTACTTTATCTAACCCCGGCGAAGGATGGCAAGATATAGGTTTATCAGATGCTGTTCCAAGTAAAAGTTCTACAGCTACAATATCAGCTGCTGGAAACGCAGACTGCACTTTTAGTGTAAGAGTTACTAGAATACCTTATGAAAACACTGAGACTGGTTTACTACCAATATTTACTGTTTTTGAAACCACACCATTAGAATCAAAACTAGATATATATTGGGAATCATCTACAGCTGGATTAATATCAGAATTAAATACACAAATAACCGCTAGTGACAACACAACTCCAGCTGGGTTTTCTAGTTATGATTTTACAAATCAAGCTACCAATTCTATAGTTTGGTTTTATCCTGAGTATTTACCAATAAATAATCAATTAACTCCAACGCCTTTTTACGCTACTAACAGTGATGGATTAGCTATTCACGAGAATAACGGAGCTCCTTTTAATCCTATAATAACATTGGTAAGCGCAGTAGATGCTCTTGGCAATGATGTTACATCTACTTTTTCTGTAGTGCCTGGACCTACAGTTCAAATTAGCCAACCATACATTATTAGGAATCTAACTAATAGATTTTTTGGGGCTAGTTCAGCCTCTAGAGATGTTTTTACTTTTAATTTAAACGTAAACTCTGCTAGTACTACTTATGCACTTGATCAAACAACAACAAATACTGCTTTAACATTAAGCTTAGCACCTGGACTAACTTTTCCTAATGGTAATCTTATACCACAACCTACTTTTCCTTTGTTTAATGTAACGCCACCTGCTTTACAGCTGGATGTTTTAGGCACTGATGTGACTGGCACAGCTTCTTGTGGACAAACAGACTGGGAATTTGATGGAAGTGGACCTTCAGAACCTATAGCAACTTGGGTTAATGTTAGAAATGGAGGTGATTCGACGAATAGTTCTAGCTTATCTGAAATTACTATGTCTGTTATTGCTACTCAAGTTGGTGGAACAACTGGATCTTTAGACACTACTGTAGGTGGTTTAACTAGTTCTATAACTACAAACACAATAGATGGCACCTCAGGATTTAACGGCGATGCACCATTTCAATTAAATGGTGGATCTTTAAGTGGTTCAAGTGGTGAAATAGATTTAACAATAGGTTCAGAACCAAATAGAGTTAATGTAGCAACAGCTAGTGTTGCTGGTAGTGGATATTCTATAGGTGATGTACTAACGTTTCCTTTTAGTGAAATTGGTGGAACCACAAGCGTGGTAATAACTCTTAACGCTGGTGATATTACTACTGGAGGAAGAGATATTCAAAATTTCCTTAGTTTTACTTCTAGTGGTACTTCGCAAACAATGAATTTTAACAAAACCGCATATTCAAACTTATATGGTCCTGCAGCTAGCGCCGGCGATATTTTTAACTTGAGTATTGTTGCTACTGATGGAGGTGGATTATCCTCTCCAGTATGTACTGCGCGTTTAAAAATTGTTGAACCATGATCATAATGACATTATTTATAGGAAATTTTAAAATAAACAAGTAATAATTATAATATGAGCTATAAAATTGGTGTAAAATATTTTAATTGCTTTTTGTTGAAAAAAGTAATTCCGGCTCCTGCTAGCCCTGATCCCGTACCTCTTCCACCACAGTGGCCTGGGTTACCGTGGTTTAGAGCTAATAATAGTCTAGGTTACCCAGCATATCCTTTTGCGAGTAGTTTATCACCTAATACACCTGGTAGTTTTAAAAATCTAAACAATAATATGTTTTTTATTGAAGAGTCTAGAATTAAAGGTGGATTTAACAATGCTAATATAACAAATGGAGTTAGAGCCTATGTTGTCAATGAAAGTTTAGATGCTACAGACAAAAAGCATAGTTTAATATATTCCGGACTATTAAATACTAGAACAAGCTTTATTGAAACTAATGTTTTTTCAATAGCTGATCCATTGGTAAGAGATTTAGATCCTTTAAATGGCTCTATACAAAAGCTTTTTGCAGAAGATTCTAACTTAATGGTTCTTCAAGAAAATAAAATAAGTAAAGTCTTAGTAAACAAAAATGCTATATATTCAGGTGAGCAAGGCTCATTAGAAACTGGCGGCGAAGTCAATGTACTTGGCCAAGACGTTCCTTATTTAGGCGAGTATGGTATAAGTAGGAACCCAGAGTCTTTTGCTTTTTATGGTTATAGGAAATACTTTGCAGATAAAGACAGGGCTGCAATTCTTAGACTGTCTAGAGACGGTATAACTGAAATATCAGGATATGGTATGAAGGATTATTTTAGAGACAACCTAGCTCTTATATCTGATAACTATCAAAGACAAGTTTACACTGGGGTTATTAATACTGGACTTATGACTGGTGTGCGTACTGAAGCTCGTATTCTAAGTGGTGGTGCTGGAACTCTTTCAGGAGGTATTTCTGGAGTTGATATTGGCGCTTTAATGGAACTAGTTGAAGCAGATGGGACAGTTGTAGCTACTAACTCTAGGGTTACTAGTTTTGAAACTGATTTTGCAATTGGTCAAGATTTTAACTTTTTTCCAGCTATTGACTTTGGAGCTGGTGGTGTATATAATAAAATTAATTTTGTCACGTTTAAAAGAGGTCAAATATTAGGTGGTTGGGATGCTCATCAATCTTCTTACACCGTGTCCTTACAAAATATACCAAGATCAATAGCAACCCCAGTCACGCCTTTAAATTCTTCTGGCGGTAATTTTGATACTTTAGGTTTTGATGAAGGAGTTAATGGATGGACAAGTTTTTATAGTTACAAACCAAATGCATTTGGTAGTTTAAAAAATAATTTCTTTACATTTATTGATTCAGAAATATACCAACACTACGACGAAACAACACCTAATAATAGAACTAAATTCTATGGAGCTTCAAAACCAGCAGAGGCTTTTGTAGAATTTATATTCAATCCTAGCCCTACTGTGGTTAAAAACTTTAATACAATAGGTTATGAAGGAAGTAATGGATGGGAAGTAGATACTTATTTATCAGATATTGAAGGTTTTGACGATATAAACGGAACTGGTATTTATTCAGAATTTCAAGACTCAACTAAATCAATAAAAAGCTATGTAGAAGGTGCATATGATTCTTCTAATCCACCATTGACAGGAGCTACAGCTTTAGATCCTACAGCCACACAACCAATATTTAGAGTTGGTTTTGACAGAAAAGAAAATCACTATGTAGCTAATTTAATAAATAACAGCTTTGTTAGACCAGGTGAGATTATTGGTGGTGTTAAAATGAGTGGTGTTAAAGGTTATATAATGACAGTTAAATTATCTATAGATGATAGCACAGACTCCGGAGGAACAAAGCAATTATTTTCAGTTTCTTCTAATTACGTATTATCATCTATGCCTTAATTAAAAACAAATGGAATTAAATTTAATAAACAAAAGAGAAAACTTTATAAGAAAGTTGTCAGAAAAAATACTAGAAAATACTGACCATGACTTAATTAAAGGAGATGGCAAAAATATGCTTAGAGAAAGTGAAGAAATGGAAATCATTGATGACTTTACCAATGGTGTATATATTAGACGTATGGATGTAAAAAAAGGCACAATTATATCAGGCTGTATACATAATGAATCTCATTCATGGTTTTTAATTCATGGAACTGTTCTAGTTGCTGATAAGAATGGCTTAGAGTGCTTTAAAGCACCTTATTATACAAAGTCTAACGAAGGTGATCAAAGAATTATAGAAGTGTTAGAAGATGCTATATGGGTAAACACTCATTCAAACCCAGATAATGGTAGAGATATAAAAGCTATTGAAAAAAGATTATTCTCTATAAATAAAGAAGAATATAAAAAACATTTAAAATTAAAAAAACAATAATATGACAGCAGTAGCAGCAATAATAATGGGTGGTGTAACTTTGCTTACAACAGGAGCCCAGTTATTTGCAGGTAGCAAAGAATCACAAAGACTAGCACAACAACAAAAAGATGCTATGGAAGAGCAAAGAAGAAGAAATGCTGAGATAGCCGAGTTAGAAATGAGTAGACAAGAGGTTGTAGATATGTCTGATGAAATTAGAGACATGAAAGATGATGTACTAAACCCATATCAAAATCTAGGAGTTGCAATGTCTGGTATAGAACTTCAAATGGAAGAAACTGATGAAGCTCTAGCTAATATATTAAACAATATGAATAGAGCTGGTGTTGGGGCTGGGGCTGCTACTCAATTAGCTAGATCTGCCGCTGCTAGTAAGTTAAAAGTTGCCGCTCAATTAGAGAATCAAGAACTAGCTAATCAAAAACAATACCTAGCTGGTGAAGCACAAAAATTAAATACAATAATGTCTCTAGAACAAGCTGCATTAAAAGAAGAAATAAATGTTTATGGTAGACAAGAAGGTAGAACTATAGCTCGATTAGATAGGTTAGCTGGATTAGCCACTAATGCTGGACAAATGGGAATGGATTATGGCGTTGCTTCTAGTAACGCTATGTTGGGTGCAGTTGCAGGAGCCTCTAG